CGACAAGGAGCATTGAACCATGAGCGTGGAAATCACAGAAGCCTTCAAGCGTCAATACGGCAAGTCCTTTGAGCTGGTCCACCAGCAACGGATGAGCCTGTTGTCGCCGTATGCCCGCCAGGAGTCCCAGGAAGCTGAACTCAAGATGTGGGACTACATCGGCGAGACGACCGTGCAGTGGGATTTGCCCAGGCACAGCGACTCACCGCAGATCGACACCCCGCACAGCGTGCGCGCCAACCGGCTGCACTCGGCCGAGTGGGGCGATCTGGTGGACGACGACGACCAACTCCAGGCCCTCGGAAGCCCGGCCAGCCAGTACATCCAGTCGGCAGTCGCGGCGATGAACCGGGCTAAGGACGAGCGGATCATCGAAGCGGTGTGGGCGACGGTGCTCACCGGCAAGAACGCGGACGTGTCCGTGGCCTATTCAACCGAGTGCTCCAGCCTCAACGGCGACGGCACGGTGAATAGTCCGGGAACAGCCGTGTCTGCCACGACCGACACGGGCCTGACCTTGGCCAAGATCGCCAAGGTCGGCACGTTGATGGACGACGCGGGCGTGCCCCAGACGGGCCGCGTCCTGTTCGCCAACACCAACCAGAAGTGGTACTTGCTCGGCTCGACCAAGGCGACCAGCGGCGACTATGCCACGGTTCGCGCCTTGACTCGTGGCGAGATCAACGAGTACCTGGGCTTCACCTTCGTTTGGCTGCCTTCGGATCGGTTCACGACCAACACCACGGACACTGGCACTCTTCAGTGCGGCGCGTTCCATCGTGATTCGATTCTCCTGGCGACCGCTCGCGACATCGAGACGCGCCTGACGGAGCGGAGCGACAAGCGGTTCAGCGTGTACGCATACGCCAAGATGCGCATCGGCGCGACGCGCCTGGATGGAGCGGGCGTGGTCCCGATCCTGTTGGACGCCGAAGTGGCGCCCGACTTCTCGCAGTCCTAACCTTCAACCCAAGACAAGGAGCATTGGAACTATGACTACTGAACTGACTCCCCTCAAGCTGTTCCCCGCCTTCGAGGGCGCTGGGACTCCGTTGGATTTTTCCTCGACGGCTACCCATCAGGGCATCTACCTGGCCGAGACGACTCAGCGGTTCGTTCCCGGCCAACGCCTCATCGACGTGGATGGACGCGTGTTCAAGTATGGGTACGCGAAGTCGGCGCTGTCGGCCGGCTACGGGGCGGCCAACGGCTTCCCTGTGTCCAAGCACATCACCTATGCCGTCCTGCCAACGGCTATCGCGGTGGGCGATGAGTCCTGCGAAGTGACGTTCCCCTCCTCGGCGGGCTACGCGTCGGCCGGTTTCGCCAAGAACGAACTGGTCGGCGGATACATCGTGGTGGGCCACAATACCACGACCGTCGAGAATCGCCGGATCGTAGGCAACGACGCGATGGGTTCCACGACATCTACGGCGACGATCTTCGTGGAGGCTCCCTTCGGCACGGCCAACTCCACGTCGAGCGGGGCCGAGGCGTACCCCAACCCCTATGCCTATCTCAAGAAGGGCGCACTGGAATACAACGCCTTCATGGGCGTCCCGGCGATCAACGTCGCGTCGGCGGCGTATGGCTGGTTCCAGTCCTGGGGTCCGTGCTGGGTGGTTCCTGGTGGCGCAGACGCCAGCCCCGGCGACACGATCAACGACCGGACGGCGTTCTTCGTCGGCGATGGCAGCGTGAACTTCGGCACGTCGTTGACAGTGGAGACCGGCTATCAGAATGCCGGATTCTGCATCGACACGACCGCGAGCGGCACGTCCGCCATGCCGCTCATCATGCTTCAGATCAGCATCTAGCAATCTGCCCCTGTTCCGGCGGGGTTCGTTCGACCCCGCCGGGCCGGGCGTTAAGGGGCTCTATGCCGGAAGACGACAACAGTTTCGGCGACGCGGTGAAACGGTTCCGTATCAAGGCGGGTCTATCCAAACAACAGGCCGCTGCCAATGCGGGCATTGAGTTGTCCATGTGGTTGGACATCGAGAACGGAATCGCCTGTCCCAAGTTGCCGTTCTTGTGGCCGCTATCGCGGGCACTTGGCGTCAAAGTAAAGGACTTGATCGGATGAAGGCGCCGCCCGAATTAGTGCCTCCAAGCGTCAGCGAAAGTGACCTGAAATCGGAAGTCAACCGCCGGACCCACAAGGCGGGCTACACCGACCGCGACGGCCAGATGATGGACCGGCCCAAGATACGGTCGATGCGGTTCTCTGAGCAGGGACGGCGAAACTACGTTGCGATCTTCGGCCACGAATAGGTGAACTATGGCGATCAGTGAAACGGCGATCTGCAACATGGCGCTAGGTCGCATCGGCGCGCAGCGAATCAACGACTTCGGAACCGCCACAAGCAATGAGGGCATCCAGTGCCGCTTGCAGTACGAGGCGACACGGGACGCCTTGCTTCGTTCGCACGCCTGGCGGTTCGCCCTGGCGCGGGCTGAACTTTCCGCCAACTCCACGACGCCGGCCTTTGAGTATGACTATCAGTACGATCTTCCGGCCGACTGCCTCCGCGTGGTGGAACTGTACGATTCGGATTCAACCTTCCAGTTAGAAGGCCGTCGCCTGCTGGTCAACGACGAGACGGCCAGCATCGTCTACATCCGCAAGGTGACGGACCCTACGGAGTTTGACTCGATGTTCATCAAGGTGCTGGCGACGGCGCTGGCGGTTGAACTGGTCATGCCGCTGACTAAGGGCCAGCCGCTTCGGGATCGGGTGGCGGGCGAACTGGCCCAGATGCTTTCCGGCGCTCGCCTGGCGAACCTCGTGGAAACGAATACCACCGGCCGCGACGACATGCAAACGTGGAACGACGCGCGAACCGAGGGCGCTGAAACGAATGCCTGATTTTGTCATAACCAGCTTCAACAACGGCGAGGTTTCGCCTCTCATCGACGTGCGCAGCGACATCGCCAAGTACGAGGCGTCCTGCCGCGTGCTGGAGAATATGCTGCCCGTGGTGGAGGGCGCGGCGACCCGCCGGCCGGGCACGCTCTACATCGGCAACGGAAAGAACACGCCGGAACCCATCCGGCTCATCGACTTCACCTATTCGGCGTCCATCGCGTACATGTGCGAGTTCGGCAACGGCTACATCCGGTTCTACTACGGACAGGCCCCGCTGCTGGACGGGGCGGGAACGCCAGTGGAGATTGCAAGCCCCTACCGGGCCGCCGACCTGGACGCGCTCCAGTACGAGCAGATCGGCGACACGATGCGGCTCACGCACGAGGACTATCCGCCTCAAATCCTGTCGCGGACCTCGGCCACGACGTTCACGCTGGAGGCTATTCAGTTCGAGGGCGGCCCGTTCCTGACTCGCAACGACATCGCCGAGGATGACGACGTGACACTGACATCCAGCGTGACGTCCGTGAATGCCTCCGGCTATCTGACCGCCTCGTCGGCCATGTTCCTGTCGGGACACGCGGGGTCGCTGTTCGCGCTCACGCACACGCGCGAGAGTTCGTCGGTTTCTGTGAACATCACCGGCGACGGCTCCAGCAGTTCGATCTTGATTAAAGGCACGGCGCAGATCGGGACACACGGGACATGGACGGCCACCGTGCTCATCGAGCGGAGTGAGGACCGGGCCGAGACGGGCAGCGACCTGACCGCCACATGGGACACCTACCGCACCTACATCGGCAAGAACGACAAGAACATCGCCGAGACGATCACGGAGGAAGGCGACGACATCTACTTCCGTATCACCGTGGACGATTGGGTGAGCCAGTCCGGCGGGGCCACGGCCGACTTGACGGCCGACTCATCGCTCATTACCGGCATCGTCCGAATCGACGCCATCGTATCCACGACGGTTGCGGCAATCACGGTGCGGGACGAAGTGGAGGCGGCGACGGCGACGAAGCGGTGGGCGGAAGGGGCGTGGTCCTACGTCCGGGGCTTCCCGCGCGCCATTGGCTTCGTCGGCGACCGCGTGGTGTACGCCGCCACGACTCACCAACCGCAGATGCTCTGGTTCTCGGAAGTGGACAACTACGAGAACTTCTACGAGGATGTGAAGGACGACGATTCGTTCGCCATCCAGCTTCTCACGGCTGACACGATCCTGTGGGTCAAGGCTATCGACGTGTTGGCCGTGGGCACTTCCGGCGGGCCGTGGATCGTATCTACCGGAAAGATCGGCTCGCCTCTGACGCCCACGAACTATGTGGCGCGTCGGCAATCCACGCGCGAGAGCAAGGCTATCCAGGCGGTGCGGGCGAACGACTGCCTGCTGTACGTGGATGGCGTCGGCCGCAAGGTCCGCGAGTTGACGGACAACCCCGTGCAGATCGACAAGTACGTGTCCCAGGACCTCAACGCGATGGCCGAGCACATCACCTTGGGCGGCATCGACGCCATCGCGTTCCAGAAGCACCCCGAACAGATCCTGTGGTGCATCCGGCACGATGGCACGCTGCTATCGCTGACCTATGAGCGCGATCAGAACGTCGTGGCCTGGGCGCGGCACTGGACGGGCATCGTCGGCGAGGGCGAAACGGAGAGCACCATCACGTACTACTCCAATCCCGTCGCCGGATACGAACTGACTTACGTGAGCGAGAACGGCACGGTCTACGGCATCCCTGTGGACTGGGAAACCGGCATTACCCTGACGCTCGACCAGACAGGCCAGGCTCGCGACGTCGGGGCGGGACTGGTTGGTTTACCGTGCCGAGGCCATCCATTCCGGGCCGGGCAGACGGTGCGCGTCTACGGCACGAGCAATTACGACGATACATGGACGCTGACATCCGGCACAACCGATGACGAACTCCAGTTCACCGGTACTTACGTGGCCGAGGTGTTTGACGGCACGGAAACCGTGGTGCAGGAGATTGACACGACTGCCGGCCTGGGCCGCATGGAACAGGATTCGGCGGGCACGCTCTACATCGGGCACAACCAGTCGGGCGGCGCGGCGGTTCTGAAGGTGACGGACGGCTTGACGGGGGATACGGATTTCTTTGAGGCGTCGCCCGCGTTCAGCGGCTCCGCTGTGATGGGCGTCAAGCTCACGTTTGACGGCGAGTATATCTACGTCCTGACGGACGCCCCGCGCCTGTGGAAGTTCAACGTGGCCGATGGAACGCAGGAATGGGGCGGCGTCATCACCGTGGCTGGAAGCACGCCTTACGACATGGCCCTTGACGAAGCGGGAAGCGGGGCTCCATGGGCCGGAGATAGGGGAGGCAGCCGCTCGTTGCCGGCGAACAGCGGCCGCGGTCCGATCCCGAGAAGGAGAGGGGGAATGAAAGGAACTCGGGTGGTTTTCGGGTCCGTCGGCCGGGCGGCGCTGGAGGAAGACCACGCTCGTGATGCCCGTCTCCGTCGAGGTGATGCTGGACGGCGGCACCGCCGTCTGGGGCGCGCCCACGTCCGACCAGGTTCAGACGGCCTACGGGGAGGTGCGGC